GACTGAACCCTCAAGATCGACATAAGTTCCGAAATGTGCATTTTGTGTTATTGTTACTGCACCATCATCCAGTGCTTGAGTCGGAAGAGCGAACGAAGACTGTTCGGGAACTTCTTGCCGAACAACGTCTTTTTGTCCTATAGTAAAACCAAATAAGCGAATCGCCATTAAATATACCACCTATATAAAATTATATCCATAATGGAAAAAATAGTAGGGGTTTCCCCCTACTATTAGACTACTCCAGCCTCTACTGATTCCCACCATTGATATGTCAAATTCACAGTAAACTCTTCGATTGCATCATTGGAACCCCAGTCAACATCAATAGTTGAAATATCGGTTGGAAATAATCCTATGAAACGATATTTCTTCAAAATGTTTCCTGCTTTTCCATATTGTCTAACTTCTCCATCAACGGTATAATTACTTGGTGTAATTACTCCTGCTGAACGAAGATTTAAGTTGTGACTGTTTAGTCCGTTCATCCATCTCTCGAATGCATTTCTAATTACAAAGTCTTCATCATTAATAATTGTTACTGACCAATCCGCAAAAGTTCTATTGCCAGCAAATTTCAACTCTCTTCCAAAATAATTAACAGGAATAGAATTCACTGTTGATCCGGGAAGTTGTGCTGATCTACACATGAAAGACATTTTTGTACTAGCATTACCTGGTAAGGAAAATGCAGGAAAAGGTAACGTCACCTCAAATAGATTTGGGCGAGCACCGTCTCCCTGCATTTGAGAGCGGAATTCGTTAATGTTGAAAGCCATTTAATTTATCTCCTATCTCTCTTATTTATTAGAATCTACCGACAATTTCTTCGAATGCTACACCAGACCTAACAGCAACAAAGTTCAACTGTATAAAGTTTACACTTCTTGATGGTTTGATATAAATGTCACCTACGAATTCGTTGCGATCAATTACTTCTGGTGTGTTATTTGTAGTGTCACAAACAACTCGATATTCGTATATTCCACGGCGACCTTGAACATCACGGAGATAAGGCTCAACTAAATTCACAAATGCTGCTCTAGTGAATTCATCATTGAATTCGAATAATGTTGATCTTGCAGCACGAGCAATCGCTTTTTCAAGAACTATGAATAAACGACGAACATTAATTCTATTCAATGCAGTAGGTTTTTTAGTGTAAGTTTTATCGCCATAAAGTATCGTACCTTCGCCAGCAAATGAAACTACTGGATTAATAGATGCTTTATAGAGCAAATCTCGTTCAGCTTGCGTTGGATTCCAGGCTAATTTAACAACATTTTTAATCACGCCACGATTAATACCAGCAGGCGAGAACCATGGATCGCGAACTAAATCTGTATATACACATAAGCCTGCGACATCACCATTTAGTGGTGTCCAGACGTAACGGTCATTGTATCTATCATATTGATATTTCCAATTGCAATCCATTACGCCATAATTTGAATCTGTTATAGATGAAACACTAGAGCTTATCGATGTTTGCTCAGTACCAAATTTATCGACAACATCAGATTTTTTTGGTGAAAAGAGAACAAGACAGTCTTTTCTACTCGAAGCGATTGATAATAATGAAGTAATTACTGTTGCATATTCAGATTCACTCGGTGCACCTGCCATAATAAGTGAAACATCGACTGCATCAGGACTCTTGAATTGAGTGTATGCCGTAGTTACATTTACAGTTGTACCGCCTGTGCCACCAGTTAATACTATATTCGCTGATGCATTAATACTTTCATATGCACCTGTGCCTAGATTAGTTGCTGTTCCCCAATTATTGGCAGTATTTACAACATTCGCTGTAGGATGTCCAGCAAACCAAATGTATTTTGATTTATTATTCAATACATCAGCATAGTAAATACTTGAACCGTCTTCGCCTTTCGCATCTTTTGCTTTTGAAACATGAGCAAATTTCTCAATAACTGTATTTGCTGAACCGAAATTGCCTCTTTCATCAATAACTACAATATGAATCTCATCATTCGATCTATTTTTTGAAGAAGCATAAAACGATGTATTAGGTTTAGCATCGAAAATATCTTTCCACGACCAACCATCATAAGTGGCACTATCTGCCATGGATATTTTTAAATTATTTCCTAAAGTTCCTGCATACTTGGCAACAAGTATATATGATCCAGCTGGAGCACTATTTGCATATGCGGATGAATTCTTCACTAAAACACCACCATTTGCTGATGCATTTCTTGCGTCCGAGGCAGCAGCACGAACAACTCTCAGATCACTTCCATATGACAAAAAGTTTGCTGCTGTGAAAAATGTTTCGTAGTTTGTTGATCCTGGTTTACCGAACTTATCAACTAATTGTAATTCATCTGTGATGATGGTGATTTCTTCCAGTGGACCCCATTCAAAATTACCAGCAATACCACCCACAGTGGTTGCAACAGAGGGAACAACCGTTGTCAAGTCTACTTCGGAGATAGATACTCCTGGTGACAATTGAAAAGCCATTTTGTGTTCTCCTTATTATTATAGAACTTAATTATATTATTATTTGTCTATTTATTAAATTCGAAACCTGAGGAAGTATATCCGCGACTTCTCACCGTTTCCCAAAGGTCTTTTCCATCGAATGTCTTTTCTTCTTGTTGACCATCGTTTATAAAGCCTACAGGCAAAGTTTCTTCATCCAACTGAAGATTTCTCTCATCCAACAATTTTTGTCTAATATCAGAATTAGTTACCTCTTTAAAGTAACTTTGTGCTGTTAACCAAGAAAAAAAGACCAAAGTCATAACAATATCGTCATTATTTCCTTCTTCAGCTTTGTAAGTATCCTTATCTCTAACAAAAGTATTTAATTCTGCTATGGTATCAAAATCATATATGATTAGTTTATCATTTTCTATTAGTGTCTTTAAGTTTGCACAACCTATTTTTTTAGTTGAGATTGTTGTTTTTAGACCAAAAGATGCCCCTCTTTTGAATCCGGAAGATATATTTTGACCCTTAATTTCGTGATATTCCAATCGGAATATATTCTCATATTCTAAATCATAATGTAAAATATCAACTACTTGTTTTCCCACATTATTTGTTTCAACTAAGACAAAAGAACGATTATACTTATTTGCTATATTGTATATGTATGTTGGTAAAATAAGTGGTGAAATTTTATTGTTTCTATATTTCAAGACTTGCTTGTATGGTATTTCGGTTACATCCACAACAGAAATTACAGAATAATCTAACCCAACACCTTCAGAACAATCCACCATTGTCATATAGGTATGACCAGGAATAGGTTCTTCGTAAGTATCCGTATCTTCTTTTTTATGTATTGGTGGTCTAAATGTTAAAGTTTTTAATTTTGATCCTGGTATTAATGTTGCAGAGGATCCTATGAACTCCGTCTCAAATTCTTGTCTGAACTGTTCTTCACTGGTGTTTCTTATTGTCTCTTCTTTCCATTTTTCATCTCTTCCTGGTACCATTGACCAATGAACTTCAAATGGTGTGTATAATGATCTACCCTCAATCGAATCCATCCACATTTTATAGAACATATTCAAACCGTTCGGAGTTGAAACAATAATAACTTTTGTTGTTTTACCCGATGATATGACAGGATAGGTTGATGTGAAAAAGTCTTGTGCCATATTGTGAGGAACGAATGCAAATTCATCTAAGAATATTAGATTATATGTTCCTCCACGAACACCAGATCCACTTGTCGCATAGGCAAATATTTTAGATCCATTTTCAAGTTCTATATTACCTTTATTCCATTCTAGAACACCTTGCTGTAGCCAATGCGGAATGTGTTCATATGCATATTTAATTCTGTCTAATATTTCTCTAGCCAATGCACCCTTATTGGCTAATATCGCAACAGTGTAATTGTCTTGAAATAAAATATTCCATAACATATAACCAGCAACCGAAGTTGTTTTTCCAACCTGTCGAGGCATTTTACAAATGGAAAATCGATTTGCATGAAATCCTTCGACCATTTCTTCTTGAAAGGGCCACATGTCAAATGGTACAAGACCATAATCTACGTTAACAATTTTAACGTATTTTTTTATAAAATAAATTGGATCTCTAATACACCGAGTAAATTCCAATAACTGCTCTTGCGTAAATTCTAATTTAGTTCCGGCTTTTTTTAAATTAGAATTGCCTTGATAACCATCTCTCATTTATTTAATTATACTCTTTAACATCCAGGAATGTTTTTGATGTTTATCTAATAGTTCTTGTAAAAAATTACTTATTGCTGGTTCTTGTGCATCATCAGCAGCAACGATTCCAGCTCTCAGATGCACGATATATCTATCATTGCTTTCATTTAAATTCATAAACATTTCTCTGTCAGAGAGTATGGAATCATTCTCTTCCACATCGGAGAGATTATGTATTCGTGTTAAATTAACAGGAGCATAGACTCCTAGCATTCTTAATTTTTCAGCAATTTCATCAGTTTGTTGCCAAACAGAATCATAAAAATCACCTAGAAATTCATGATATTGGATGAAATTGGGTCCTTCTACATTCCAATGGAACGAATGCGCTTTAAAATAAAGACCGAAATTCGTTCCTAGAATAGTTCTCAACTGTTCTATTAAAGTTTCCATTTATTCAACTCTCTTTATAGCTTTAATTAATTCTGCTGTTGATCCAACAAAAACTGCTTGATTCACATTTATCTCTGGAGAAGAAGTGCTCATATTATCCATTAACAGTTTTCTTTTCTTTCTAAGATCCATTAAATCTTTATTTAAATCTCCAACACTTTTTATTAGAGTAGCAGCAACTTCATATGCTCTAGGATGATCCGTAGCTCGCGCCACTTCTAGAATATTATCAACAGCAATTTTTCCTTTTTCAGCCAAATCTTTTATGTTTCTTCTAGCGAATTCAAAATCAGCATCATCATCATTCGATGTTTCAACAACTTCAAAAGTTTCTGGAATAATTTCCGCTGGCTTTATATCAAAAATGTCCGACAATTTTTTATCCATATTCATAGTGTATCCGGGAATTCCAATATAGTTTCTGTGTATCCATACAATGAGTTTGCATTAGCATTTACAGGATTAGGTTCTATTTTTATTATCACATCTTTAAGTGGATCCAAATCAACAGTATCTATTGTATATGTTGCATTTGAATAGTCACCCACAATAACATCATTTTCATCCATTAAATCTGTCAGTTCAGTTAATACTAATGTGCCAGTGTTGTTATTTGCGAAGTATAATACTTTTCCTGATTTTCCTTTTTTAGTTTCACGAACAATCTCTCCTGTAACAAAAACACCAACACCATTTGCTGAATCGACATAAACTTTTTGTGATTCTTTATCACCAAAATTAGTGTAGATGTTGGTTGTTGATTTTGAGATGAAACCGTTTCCTGTTGCACTTACTTGAGGAAATATATAACCTTTTACACTAAAAGTTAAATCCCAAATAATCATTCGTGTACTGAGAAAGTCGCCTTCATAATCAGTAGTTGTATTTACTGATTCCAATAGAATAGGAAGATCATATTTTAATCCCATTTCAGGAACCAAATTGACAGTTACGGTATAGTCCGGAGTAAAAAATGGAAGAATCTGTTCAAGTATTTGTGTTCCATCTTCTATGTTTCTAACATAGATTGAAACACTAAAATCAAAATTGTATGGTATAGGAGATGCTTGAGATTTGACTTGATTTTTCGATGAGTCAAAGGAATAATTTTTAATCAGAGAGTTTGTTTTTCTTGATGAATCATATGTGATTGCTGTCATCTCAAAAGAAATTCTTGGTAAATGTACAGACATTGACCTAGTTAAATCTGGATCAGATGCTAACCTAGTGATGTACTTTTCTTTTGGACCGTATGAAAGAGGCACTTTTATTCTTTCATATTCTTTTGTCATGTCTTTATCATAACGGATCATCGTTATGTTATTAAAAACTGTACCGAAAGCG